TAGCCGTTGCATCCGACCAGCCAAGGTCAAATACGGCGTGAACGGGTTTTGTGGGGTCATAGGGAACACGGGTAATTCGCTCCTCTAAATCTGCCATTTGAATCTCACGGGCAAAGATAGCCCCGTCAACCGTCTGGCGGCACAAACCTTCCCAGACCGTGTTATACGCCTCAATATCCCGAGCTTTGAGAGAATCCTTTTCCAACTTCAGCGTTTCGGGAAACCAAGGGTTATCTGACCAGTTAATCTTAACGACCTTGCTATTAGCTGGCGGGTTCAGCACAAACCGCTGGTAAGTTTCATCCGATTCCAACTCAGGGTTAAAACTTACCCAGATTTCAGACTTTTCCTTACGAATGGTTGGGATTAGCGTGTTCCAGCTTCGTTGGCTAACAGTCTGCGCTTCCTCTACCCAACAAATGTCCACGCCTTCGTATGACTTAACGTTAGCCACGTTGTTTTTGAGGCCAACAAAAGCAAACTCAGAGCCGTTTTTAGCTCTTAGCGAGTTTTGGGTGATTTCATAGTAATCCAGCAACCCAAGCGCCATGATTTGATCGCATAGCAGCTTGTGAACCGAATCTTTCATTGAGGTCATGTATTCACGGGCGCAAAGGATGCGAAGCGGATTCTTAGCCGCCAAGATTAACAAGGCTCTGGCAATTCCCCATGACTTAGCACCACCCCGACCGCCGTAGCAAACCTTGTATCGGCATGGCTCGAATAGAAAAGCCAGCTTTACAGGGAATTCAGCGTTCTGAAACTGTGGAGTCATCTGGCTTTATAAAAGTAACCTGGATGCCCTGCAATGGCTCACCGTCAGCGCCCGTGACTTCATTCTTAACAGTCTCAGACCAGCGCATTTGTGCTTTAGTCCACCAAATCAAACTGGTCGTATCGCCAGCCGTTGCCTTTTGATATAGCGTCTTAGCAATCTGGCTGTTGGCTTTAGCTTTGCCAATATCTAATTCTTGGCGGTAATGCTTACGCAATGTCTTATCGTCAATACCAACAAGAATAGCAATCTGCTCATGCGGAAGCCCTAACCCGCTGCTTGATTCAACGAGTTTTCTCAATTGATCGGTTGGCTCATGAGTGTGATTCATTTTATTAAGGGGAATTTACTTAAATTTTATGCAACTTCTTCAGTTTGTGTCAAAAGAACGGCTTTTTTACCTGTGAAATCTTCCCAACGCTTTACGATCACATCGCAGTATTTAGGGTCTAATTCCATCAATCTGGCATAACGACCATTTTTTTCAGCTGCCAACATAGTTGTTCCGCTACCACCAAATGAATCCAAAACAATGTCACCGCCTTTAGTGTTATTAAGCATTTGATATTCAAATAACGAAACAGGCTTCATAGTTGGATGATCACCATTACGACTAGGTTTTTCAAACTCTAAAATAGTTGTTTGTTTTCTGTCAGCCGCCCAAAGATGACTTGCGCCTTCTTTCCAACCATATAAACATGGTTCATGTCTCCAATGATAATCTTGACGACCCATTACCAATGAGGATTTTTTCCAAATTAAACATTGACGAACTTTCCAGCCAGCATCTTGAGCAGCACCGCGAAAGTTATAGCCTTCTGAATCAGCATGCCAAATATAAAAAACAGCACCTGGTTTCATTACAAGATCTGCCGTGACATAAGCATCTCGTAAAAATTGACGAAATTGATCGTCGGCCATGCTGTCGTTTTTAATAGTTAATTTTTCTTTTGTGCCGCCTTCGTAAGCTACGTTATATGGAGGGTCTGTTAGCCACATATCCACAAGCTGTCCATCACATAGCTTTTCCATATCATTTGTACTGCATGAATCCCCACACATCAATCGATGGTTTCCTAGCTGATATATGTCACCAAGCCGTGTTTTAGGCTCTTCAGGCACTTCTGGAACGGCATCCTCGTCTGTCAGCCCTTCCACCACTTCCGGCTCAAGCAAGGCGCTTAATTCGTCTGGGTTAAAACCAAGCACTTCCAAAGCAAAACCATCGGCTAACAATTCGTTGAGCTCAATAGTCAGCAGTTCATTGTCCCAATCAGCGTTCAACGCCAACTTATTGTCGGCAATGATGAGCGCCTTGCGCTGCGTATCAGTAAGGTGTGCCAACTCAATTGTCGGCACTTTGTCCATCTTGAGCTTACGGGCAGCCATTAAACGGCCATGCCCCGCTATGATGCCGTTTTCCCCATCTACCAAGATAGGGTTTGTCCAGCCAAACTCTTTGATGCTTGCCGCTATCTGGGCGACTTGCTCATCAGAGTGCTTGCGAGAGTTGTTAACGTAAGGAATCAACTCCTCTATGGGGCGGTCAATAATTTGCATATATTTTGTAAGAACCTTGATTTGGGCTTCAACATGGCACAGAAGAAAGCCAGAAAATTCTGTGCGTCACCATCCTCAAATGCTGGCTTAACAGTCCTTACTAAGTCAGTTTACAGCGTTTTCGTCTTTTTGTTCTTCTACTTTGGGGTTAGCCAATGCCACAGCTTGAGCGTTAGCTTCTGCCAACAATGCTTGCAAATGCTTTTGAAGGCTGAAAATTCGAGCTTCCAAGGCTTGAATAATGTCACGAATTTCTGCTTCTGTGTGTGTGATATTAAACATTACTTTTTACCTTTCTTTTTTTCAGCTTCACGCTTGACTGCATAGCTAATCGCCACAGCTTGCTTAACAGGCTTACCTGCTTTTACTTCTGTTTTGATATTTTCTTTAAAAGCCTTTGGGCTAGTTGATTTCTTCAGCATCCATTACTCCACAAACGTCTTGCCACGACATTAAAAGATAGCGTTCACCATCTTCTATCCATTCTTGAAACTTCAAGTATTCGTCTTTGTAGTCTTTGGCCAATGTGCCAAAAGTAACACGCTCACCACCCTTTAGCGGGTTTTCCTCGAACGTGCCATCATCCAGCCAGCGACCTGGGCCAACTGCGATCACAGTCCCAATGGTATCAGCCTCGGCTGTTTTTACCCACAATACAGATTGGATGCGTGGCTCTGGCTTGACAACGATCTTGTCTTTGAGCGGTTGTAGCTTCATTGTTGCTCCTTCTTAGGACGACCAGGTTTTTTCTTTTCTGGTGTCATAACGTCAACAACGGGCAGAGATAAAAAGTCCCCCACCGTAGTGGGAGATAAGTCGGTGCAATCCGACAAGGAGATAAATTCACCGCACCAATGAGTCTGGTACTTCACGATTGCGGTTGGGTAACGATGACACTCGCCAGCGTGACCCGTGTATTCCCAAAATTTGCAGTTTTCGCAAACTTCTTTAGAATCTGTTTTAGCCATAACAACTATCCTTGTTCTGGTTAGAAAGCCCCTTTGGTCATCACACCTTTGGGGCTTTCGCTATTTCACTTATATTCTTTGCGTTCGTGAGCGTAGGCGATATGTTCACGGCTACCGCCCTTCATTTCACCTAAACGACCATCGTTTTTGCCCATGTGACCGTCAACACGGTCGCCAATGCTGTCAGCCTTGCCCATAGCAACGCCGCCGACCAGTTTAGCTTTGCGTTCGCCAGACGTATCAGAAGCATTTACGCCCTTGGGCATTTTTTCACCAGAAGCACCAGCCATAAACTTGGTGCTGTTTGGGCCTTTTTCACTACCCATCTTCTCGCCAGAGCGATCAGAAGCGGTAACACCTTTAGGTGCTTTTTCTTTACCGTAGTATCCCATTTTAATTTCCTTTAGGTTAATGGTTCAAACATCATATCAGAAAGGCACGTCTTCGTCAAATGATTTGCTTGATTGTTTAAAACCATCTTGCGGTTTAGGGTCGTTCAAGTAAGCCCAACCACTCCAGCCGCCGTCAACTACTGGAATGCTGTCAATCTTAAGCATTGGGCCGTTCTTGGTTTCAATCATAGAGCCGATGCGCTGATAACGTGACTTTTCTTGACCTTCCTTGTTGGTGTATTTGCCGCTAACAATGGTGATTTCTTTAATGGTTCTGCTCATTTCATGCTTTCAAGTTAAGTAATTGGGCCACTTTGTGCGCCGTTTCGGTCAAAAACTCTATGACTTCGGCTTCCAAGAGCTTAATGTATTTATCGTCTCTAGGAATACGCTTAATAAATAGCTGTAAGTCTGGAGGGAGGCGTGGGTCGTAAGATACAAAGTCACACCAATCACGATTAGTGCAAGCCATCTGCCAGAAAATTTGATCCGCATACTTTTTAGGTACTGTTTGACTGAGTAATGTGTCAATATGTGTCGATGTATTGGGACACTTTATTTCAATAAGTCCGTCAATACCCACAAGTCCATCAGGAGAAGCCCCGCTATTGACAATACTTGGGTGATCGATGAATCCAACTTCATCAACCAAAACGTCCATTTTTGCTTCATACGCCGCCCTTGCTAGTGGTTCTGTTTCTGTACCCCATTGCATGGCTGCATTGCTAAATGACTCGGCTGGCTTGCCAGTAAGCCGTTCGCAGACCAATTGCGCCATGTAGTTATCACGACTCGCTGAGTAGCCCGATTTTGTCTTTGCAACCACATCGGCAACACGGCTGGCTGTGACTTTTCCAATTCTTGCGGCAAACCAATCATCTGTTCTTTGTTCCATTTAGAGTGCCGCCTTTCTTGCGTTTTTGGCTGCAATAATTTTCTTTTGGGCTTCTGCGTCTGACTGCGTATCCTTAAAAGCCTCGGTATAAACCGCTTTTAAAGCATCAGCATTAGGTGCTTGGCTAATCTCTGCCAGCCAATCAGCCAAGCGACCAGCGTCATAAGCAGGGGCTTTGCGGCTAGCAGCGTTGCCATCATCGTCCTCTGGGGCAATCCCGCAAGCTGCCATTAGGGAATAGCGCCGAGCATAAGTTAGAGCCGAGCCGTAACCCTGTGGGTCTTGCTTGCTGGCAGGAACGTGCAACTTGCCACACTCCAGGATTTCGCCCGACTCATGCACAAACAAAGTTTCCACAGTAACCCCTGTGTTGTCCTCATAGTTGCGCTGGATAAGGGCAATGCCGTTGTTATTGAGCGAATCAATGACTGCCTCAACGCAAGCCGACAGGTCAGCATAGCGGCTGCGAAAATGCGGGTTAGTGGATGTTTTGAGGGCAGGGCCAAATGCTTTTTGTGCTTTGACCAAAGCGGTAGCGATATTTTTCATGCTGCCTCCAATGCCAACTGGAGGGCTTGAATCAAAGCCTCGGTTTCTTCACGGGTCAATGCTACTGAGGAATAGCCGCCTGTGAAAAAGATAGATAGGTGCGCCCCATCGTCAAACTTATCAATCATCAGTTTGTGACCATGGTCAATCTTGATGACTGTTGAGTGCTGCTCAACTGTAATGCTCATAATAGCTCCTAAAAAGACCCCAAGAAATTTGGGGCATGGGAGTATTGTAGTAGAGTTTTCTAAACATTTAACTAAGTATTAACCCTATCTACAAACCGATTGTTGGCGTTTTCTGAGCGCCAGACTTCGATCTTTAGCTGTGCAGCAGTCAGTTGCCACTTTAAAGTTTCTTCTTGCTCGACAGCAGCAGCCAGACCTTTTAATAACGCTTGATATTCCTCATCCGCATACGCCTCACGCTCTTGCGCTGCGGTAGTCTGAACACCCTTCAAGCTGGCCTGCTGCATCAACAATGCTTTCTTGCTCTTACGGTATTCCTCAATGTAGACTCGATCAGACTTTGCCTTTGCAAACAATGGAGCAGTTTTTAGGATAAATTCAACTGCTCGGTGCGGTGCTTCGCTCATTGCAGTTCCTCCTTCACCAGCACTTCAACAACTGGAAACGTGCCGTAGACCTGCGTAGCGTGAATCGTTACCACCTGCTTGTCATCCAGATAAACCACATCATTCATGGCATCCAAATAGCATTTCAAGATGTTATCAATGTCTGGTTTCTTTGTTGGGCGCTCAGAACCGCTTAAACAGGCTTCTATGCGTTTTTTAGTGTATGACGCTGGTATGGCCTTAGTGACGTGCAAAAACACGGCTATCGGGCTTTCTAGTGGCTCTGAAGCCCCCATTGCAACCATTGCTGATGCTTTAATCATGTTTTCGTAAGTAACTGTGGTCTGAGGGGTGTATGTTTTGACAAAGCCGCCACGGGTTGAGAACCTGGGTCTGCCTTTGCCTTGCGGAGGGCCTTCAACACGAAAAGTAACCATGAATGTCATTTGTTGCCTCTGATTCTGTTCATGCGCTGGCGTAAGTTATCAGCTTCTTTTTTGCCACGCTTTTTTTCTATCTTTTCAATCGTGTCTGTCCACCAAGCGTTAGCCTCGCCATAGCCTAATTCTTTGGCTTTCTTGCGGTAGCGTTCCACCCATTCACGGGCTTCGCTCTCACGCATGAATTCCAAAACGGTGTTAGTGTCCGACTGCATCGCCTAAAACCCATAAGGCCCAAGTTATTGCTGTCCAAGGCACAGAATCGTCACCCATGCGTACCAGGTCAAGGATTCGAGCAGCTTCAAGTTCTTCATGGTTGTAGTTGTTACGCATTTAAAACTCCTTGTTCCACCAAGCTGCATCAATAGCTGGCGCTGGCTCGACTTTTGGCAAAGCTGCTGGTTTCATTCTTTTTTCAGTCTTTGACCATTGATGTTTGCTGCACATTGGTTTCTGACCAGAAATGTGAACCGACCAAAGCTGATTGCATCCTTGGACGCTGCACAGGTTAGAAAACTCTTGGTTTTCTTTTTCTTCAACTTTTTTAATGTTGTACGCCATGATTACTCCTTGTGATAAGCACCTTCAACGATGCGAGCAAATTTTGTGGGGGTAAAAATAAAGTCAATATCCGCTTTCCAATCCTTAACTTTGCCAGTTAGGAATTTAGAACCACGAACATGGTCGAAGAAATCAGCAAACCATTCAAGCCCTTGGTCTTTGGTGAACTTCTGCTCAGCAACAACTTCCCGCCATCTGGCTGAGATTGTTCGCTTCCTAGCATCGTTTACCACTTCGCACCTTGGCAACTGTGGCAGCTTGGCATTGAATAGCTCAACAATTTCAGAAATCGGCGCTGCTGGCGTTCTCTCGACTTTAGGCGAGGGAACAAGAACCGTAGGTTCTATAAGTCTCGGGTCTTGTATCTCGGGTCTTGGGTCTTGGGTAGCATTGCTTTCGCTATGCGTTTGCATTGCGTTCGCATCTTTTGACTTAGACCAACGTGCCTTAGCACTAGCACTTGCCTTCTCAGATTTCTCGCCAACCTTTTGGATTTCGGAGACAACCCTAGACGAAACCCAACCATCATCAACAAGATTAAAGAACTCTCGCAATACGACCGCAATACAATCGCTATGCGTTCGCATACGAATTAGTCTTGCAACTTCATCAATGTTTGAGGGTAAAGGCTTTTCGTGCAGATAACACCAATCAAGAAGCCTTCGATATGCCAAATCTTCCATTTCAGAAAGATGGGCCGTGTGACTTTGGTAGTCACCAATGTTGAACTGGTAATAAAACATACTAACCTTTTTTGCCGCACCTTTGAAATGAAACTGCGGCAGGGGAAGGTGTAACCCTTTTCGGTCTGCTCATGACTTCAGACCTAGCCGTGTTTCAAAAAATTATAGCTCAGAACAAACGTAAAGGAAAAGCCAACCAAAGGCCCACCAAAAGTTAAAGAAAAAAGCTATCAAACTAAAGAATGAAATTACACCAATAAACTTCATTTTTAAATTTTTGCTTTTGCTAGCCCAGGCTTTTCAACAGCAGAGCCAGGGTCGTTTTTTGGTTTGTTAAAACTTGTAATTGCTTCTTCTTTGCTCATGCCAGCACGTTGATTAGCTTTTGTTCTGATATTTGTGTTGGTTGCGTGTCGTTGTAATTCTTTGCCCAAATTACCATCAGGCTTCATCGTAAAGGCGTTCAATTTCATGCTTTGGAAACCAGTAAGGACGTAGTTCTTTTAGTTGATAGATGCGGAGAGGAGGAATGTTCTTCCAAAGGAAAACAGCCCCTCTAGTCACACCCAAGATACGGGCTAACTCAGCTTGGCTTCCAGCTTTTTCAATGGCTTCTTGTTTGGTCATCCTTTGAGTGTATCACTAAACTAGACATATAGCATTAGGGTTTGTCCCTACAAAATATTTTAAATAGTTGTTGTTGTCTGTCTATTTTGCTCTACAATAGCACCCATGCCCTGAACGGTTCGGGGTCTTTTAAGGAAGCAAAATGTCTAAATTGATCGCCACTTATCGCAAAGTTCCTAGCCCAACCAATCGCAAGAAGTTGGAAGTTTATTTAGTCAAACACATGATGGCTTTGTGTTTGGCAGCGCCAGAAGAAGTTGAATTTCTTAAGGCTCATCAATTTATCTAAAAACAGGGCCTCGGCCCTTTTAGGAACAACCATGCAAGACATATCAACTAAACAAATGGAGCTAGATCAACTATGCCAACTTCTTTACTCAAAAGGGTTCGAGAACACTTTGATCGACCGTATATCGAACGTCATATTGTCCGACACAACATTCGGTCTTGGGTCGCTTCTATTCGATACCTTGGTGACAAATGGCTCCTCGCAAACCCAATTAACAAAGGCAAATGATGAACTCCCATTTTGAAACATTCTTAGATTACGCATTGGCTATTGTCATTGCTTGTTTGTTGGCTTGGTTTTTAGCGGTAGCACTTGTATGAAAACAATCGGATTTAAAAATGCGGATATTGAGGTTGAATATGAACCCTCATGGGATGATGTTGAAGTTGTCAATGTCTTTTACAAAGGTGTCAACGTCAATGAATTGTTGAATGATTCCGACATGGAAACCATTTATGAAGAACTGGTATCTGTGATTTGTGAAGAAGCGCATGAAGCAATCATTGACAGGATGTATGACTAATGTGGCCTTTCCCTCTTACACCGCTGCCCGACAAGCCTGGCGAGCCTAAATTTAACCCCGATAACTTTGAAGAAGCACCTTGGTAACTTAATGCGTCCACACCACCACAACATCAGAGACTTAATGAAAACCCAACAAGATGGGCTGTCAGCAGAATCAATAGCTATTTATATCAAGGCTTTACCAGAGGTTATTCGCAAATCGCTTAAATCCATGCCAGACGCCTACATAGACCGATGGGAAGGCCCAACAAATGGTCAATACACGGCTATCTGGTGCGTTGCTGATGTTCCAGATGATTGCCCACACCCAAAAAGGACTAACGATGTACCGCAACAATGACCCAATTACCAGCAAATTAGCTGCTAACAAAGTTGATTTCAAAGCAAAGCACTACGACCAAATCCTAGCGGTGCTGGTGCTTAGTGGGCCACAAGGCAAAGATGGTATAGCAGACCGATCAATGCTTGACCCCAATCAAGTCGCTAGAAGGCTCAAAGAAATGATGCAACTTGGGCTGGTCAGGCTGACAGGCAAAACCGTCAAATCAAAATCAAACCGTGAAGAACGTGAGTGGGAATTAGCCTAAACAATGAACAACAAACTCAACAAGCTGGAACGAGCCTATTTAGCAAGAGTAAAGGAATTGTCGTGCAGCGTGTGTGACCAGCCTGGGCCAAGTGAAGCCCACCACATAGAGCAAGGGCTTCAATACACCTGCATCGCTCTATGCCCAGACTGCCACCGTGGGTCAATGATGGGCTGGCATGGGCAGAAAAGGGCTTGGCTCATCCGCAAAATGAATGAGCTAGATGCCCTAAACGTAACGATTCAGCGGTTAAACGCTTAGTATTTTCTCATATTAGGCAAAGGCGCTTGGCTCTGGTCGTTACCAGGGTGATGCGCTTTTTCCATTGGCAAGTGCATATGCTTGTCCAGCTTTTGCTCCAGACGGGCTACTTTTTGTTCCAATGGGTGCTGATGGCTTTTCTCCACAACATAGTGACCCTTGGGAGATTCTTTGCCTTTTCCAGTAATTGTGTAAGCCATGATTAGTCCTTTAAAAGTTTAATTTTCCCATTAAGCAGTAAAAACAACAAGTGCGTGTTCAGCGTGTTTTCTGCGTTCTTCTAACCCAATAGTCCCGCCATTGATAATCTTGGTGCATTTAACAAAGTCCCAAGCCTCGGCAGGTGCGTTTAACTTATGCGTGTCCCAGAACCAGCCAGCAGTCAAAGCGGCGTATTCTGGGGTTGCGACTAGCTCTGGGTGCATGACGAAATCGAATCCGAGGGCTTGTCCGGCGTGATAATAATTTGCGTGTCCGGTAAGCTGAACACACCCTCTGCCCCTAAATCGATACCCATCTCCAGAAGTTTCCTCACGGTTCCCCATTCGGTTCGCATATACCATGTTGGCAATTTTTTTGGGGTTTCCTGCATACTGGTTAGCAATCTCTTGAGTCGGGAAGCGTTTGGGCCACAACCGCATCAGCGTTGCCGCTTTGTAGTTTAGGTTCTCTTCTAGGATTTTGAAGTTGGCACATTCATGGCCACATTGACCAATAAACATGGCTTGCTGGCGAGGTGTATCAATCTTAAAACGCTCAAAGGTTTTGTTCAGCCCATCAACCCAAGCGGCGCTAATTCCTAGCTTTTCGAGTTGACTACTGTTTAACATTGACCTTTTCCTTTACTGCTTGGTATTGGTCGATACAGGCGTTGAGGCGGGTGATGGCGAGGTCGCCGTCTGCGGCAATGGCTGCAATATCTTTAAGAGCCTGTCGCTCAGATTCGGCTCCATCTTTTGGATTTCCTCCGGCAGTTCCGGCATCTGAACTGGTTTGAACACCACAGGCGGAGGGGAAGCGCAACTCGCCAGAATCAATGCGCTGAACGATATTAACTTGCTTTTGCTTAATAGCATTGGATGCCTTTCTAAGTGCTGCTGTCTTATCTTTTAGCGTCTGAGCAAGTTCTTCCTCTTTAGCTCTTGCTTCGGCATTTAACCGCTCAATTTCGGCCTTATCCTCTGCCACACGGCGCTCATAGCCCTTATGGTCAGCAACGTAATACCCACCACCCAAGGCCAAAACAACCCCGCCAATCTGCATTAAAAGGGCGTAGGTAGCAATAACAGGAAGCAACTTAGCAAAGTAGCTCAAACCATACAAACCCACGCCAGCAATCAGCGCCAGCACAGCAAGGATGTAAAACAAGTCGCTAAAGAATGTAAGAAACCACGTCATTCTGCATCCTTTGCAGCAGCACGTTCAGCCGCTATTTCTTCTCGCTCTGGGTGTAAGTGATCTGGCTGTGTAGTAGGGGGAGGAGGCGCTCTCCATTCTTCATCAAACACAGGATTCACAAACATGGGCATAGCACCAAATGCTTGGCTCTGCTGCGGCATACCCATTTGCATCATGGGCTGACCATAGCAAGGTGCTGGCGTATTCGTAGCCTGTTTAACCCCTGCAAGCGTCCCTGCAACCCCACCAGCGACCCGCTTACCAACAATCCCACCAATACCACCTACCAATAGCAAAACAATGTCGTTCAGCATCTTGGTGTAAGCCTGATCGATTGGAGCCATAGCCTTGATAGGCTGGACAACAAACGTGACCGAATAAAGCAAGCAAATAACGATAAAGAACAAAATGCCCGTGATGGCAAGCACCACAATAGCCCAGATACGAACTTCGATTTCTTCAGCGGTTAGTTTGTGTTCTGGGTTGTTGCTGAGTAGATTCAACTTGTTTCTCCAAAACAGGGGCAACTAAGTAGTCAGGGCAGGTCTGTGTAAACAAGCACCTTGGGCGCTGACATTCAGGGTCTTGAAAGTGGTCAAAATCTTGGCAGGTATAACGATACCTATCAGAGCAGCCACTAAGAACGATGATGCACAGAATGGCTATTCTTTTTAGCATAATCAATAGATTCTTGAACAAACAGATAGCCAACGTAGCCAAGAACAACCACTAAGACCGCAATCAAAGCAGCCAGCATAAATTCTTCTTGCTCTTTCTTTTGGGCCTTGGCTCGGTCTTTAGCAGCTTGCTCGGCAAACTTATCGGCTTTGTCCATCTGGGCTGTACGTTCTTTTATCTTGTTCCAAACGTCCACCTTGCCAGCTTGCATGAATAGCATCTGCAACTCAGATTCAAACTGCTTAGACTGCTCCAGCGCCATTTCAATCTGAATGGCTGTACCCATGTTGGAAGCCTTGCCAGAATCCTTGGCTTCCTTGACCGCTTGAATAGCGTTAGACTTGGCATCAAAGTATTTACCCAACACAGGGCCAAGCGAACCAACGTCATCAACCGTCTGGCTCATTTTTTTGACGAGCTTAACTGCTGACTGTATTGCTGCTAGGGCTGTGATTGGGTCAATCATTTGATGCTCATGAAGTTATGAGTTAAATAGCCAACGACTGAGCTAATAGCCGAAACAATGGACATACCAACCCAAAAGCCGCCTTTTGACTTGTTAGCCAGTTCCAGCAATTGCTCCATGCCATCCTCTAGCTTATCCACCTTTTGTGTCAAATCTTCGACTTTTTGCCAAAGCTGACCATACTTAACTAGATCAATATCGCTCATGATTTTTGAATGTAAGCTAGTGCGTAGTAAAGAGGTTTATTAGTTCCTGTGTTGCTGGCAACACTAGAAGTAAACCCGCCATTGTTTGCAACCCCGTATGTATTACCAGCGCCAACAATAAAAGAATCTTGCAAGTTAGGCGTACCGTTTTGACCGTTGCACAGATAGTAGCCAGAAGGAATAGACGCAATAGAACCCGACCAAAGCAAAATACAGCCGCTAGGAACTTGATTGCTGCTGGTCAATGTCGTGGGTATTCCATATAAGTTATCGTATGTTTGAATCACAGAACCTGTGCTGTCAGACAAAACAAACTTGTAGTTAGTGCCAGAGGCCAACCAAATTTCTTGTGGAGGCCGACCATCTGTTCCCAAAACAATAGGGTTTGTGTTAGCTGTGCTGCCAGACGATGTGGTGTAGGTCGCAGCGGCTGTGGTCGTACCAGCTAAATAAGTATTGATATAACCGCCGTTTAGCGGCAATCCATTGACGGTAAAGAACTGAGCGCCGTTACCGATAGAAGCTAATAGATAACTCATTTGGTTTCTTTCTTAGGTTTGCCAATGTCAGACAGCCGAGTACCAGCACCAGGCTTCAAAGATTCTTTTGTGGCTTGTTTAGCAGCGTTAGCAGCACGTCTTTCCATAATTGCTGTGCCTAATTGAGCACCAGGAACAACAGCGTTTATGCCTTTTTCGGCAGCAAAACCAACAGATTTTGCAAGGTTCTGCGCTATTGCGCCAACCAAAGTATTAGAGTTATTGACAAATGAGCCTCTAGGTTGCGCTTGCGTATATCGAGCAACATTGCCCAATGTTTTTAACTGTGGCGTAGCTTCACCAACCAAATACTGCAATTTAGGGTCAAGCTGCATCAATGCTTTGTTAAAACCCGATTGCGAAAAATTACCGTTATCGTTAACGATTCCAGCTTTTTCTTTTAAATAATTGATTGTTGCCGCTTTAACGTGTTGTCCCGCTTCTGAATCAGCGCCAAGCTGTTGAAGCATTGCATCCAAATCACGCTTATTAGCATTAATAACGTATTTGTTAACAAATTTATCAGGTGCAACATCGTTAACAGCAGCTTGATATGCAGGGTCTTTTTCAAGCAATTGGAAGCGTTCACGGGCTGCGCTACGGGCAACATCAGCCAAAGGTTTCAAACCAGCAGTTTCGTTAGATAAAGGCAATTTATCCAACTCTTGAACCATCATCTTAGCTGCGGTGCGAACTGAGGCATCAGCATCTTGCGCTGATATTTTGCTCATGTTTCGGCGCATATTAAGATAATTGTCAAAAGACATTGTGCCGTTTTCTGCCAGCTTTTTAAGTTCTTGATATTGCGAAACTTTCTGTGCATCTGTTGACAAAAGTTCGCTTTTCATCTTTTTATCAATGTTATCAAGCAAAGTTTTTGCATCAACAGGCAATTCGCCACCAGCAGCGTCACGCAATGCTTGGAACTTGTTGCTAATATCTGTGTTTCTAGCTGTATCTAAATCTTTGTAAGCATTGATAATGTTTTCTGCATTTTCAATGTGGTGAGTAGCATGAACGTCAGGCGCTACTTGGTCACGAATTGCATTGATGTTATCAATCAATTGACCGTTTTGTTCGTTGTATCGTTGCGCTAACTCAGGGTTCTTCCCCCTTGTGTTCATCTCATTTGATAAAACACTTACATCTTGCGAGGCTTGGCCTTTAGTCAAACGCACAGGAATAGGCAGCGAATCAGCTTCAACGTGACGGTTTAACGCTTCTAGGTTAATGTCATTTGTTGGAACACCACGCAAAGCCGCTTGGGTTTCTGGTGACGCTTGCGCTATTGCCGCTTTAATTTCGGCTTCTGGTGTCAATTGAGCAGCGCCAATGCTTTGTGCGCCAAATCCAGTTTTAGGCTTTGTTACTGTGTCAACAATACGGGCAGCTTCTGGCACAGCCATGCGTTCAATAGCTTGGTAGCCACGACCAACAGCACGACCAGCAGGGCCAACAACTTCAACCGCTGGAGCCGCCAAAGTACCCATCATGTTCTGAACGTCACCAACAGGCCAACCAGTTTGCTGAGAAATCCATTGAGCGCCTTTGCCAATGTTTTGCCCAACAAAATCCATAATCTTGCGGCTGGATTCTTGTTGATAGCCTGGCGTTTGCGTCACACCAAACAATTTACCAAACGGCTGACCAAGTTGCTGCTCAATGCGTTGCTGCGCCGCTGCCGCTTCTTCTGGCGTATGTTGCAAAGCACGTTGACCAGCATAAGTAACAGCGCCAGCCACGCCAGGAATAATTCCGCCAATGGTTGTATCAGCCAAAGATGCAGCGCCTTGACCAAACTGTTTGGCATATCCAAGAGCTTGCTGCTGACCTTTTTGGCGTTCTGCCAGCATATCTTGCATAATCTTAGGCACATTGCTTTTAGATTCAGCGGGCGCTGCTTCTGTTGTAGCGGCTTTGGTAACTGGTGCGCTTAAATAGTCCTCTAATGGGTCGCTAGAACCTTTTACAGACTGAACATATTTAGTAGGGTCAGCGGTCTTAAACCCACCGTAAGCAGCCAATGCTTTGTCCAAGCTACCAGTTTGGTTGTAAAGCTGAGTTAAGTATTGACGAGCAGCTTCACGGGATTGCTTTTCATCCATTGGGTCAAACTTAATACCCTGCTTGCCAAGCATTTCAACTGTTCCAGGCATGAACTGATAAGCGCCCATTGCCCCGCTAGTTTTGTTGACCGCTTTAGGATTGCCGCTGCTTTCTGTCTGCTTTAGCCGATCAAGCAAAGCATCAGAAATGGGGGATTCAGTATTCCCGCTACTTAAATACTGCTCAAGAGCATCCATCAGAGTTCCCCTGTTGAGGTCAACTTTTTAAGGTTACGCCATTTTTCAAGGAAGATTTTACGCTGTGCGGGGTCGCTTGGCATGATCTTATCCAACTCTGCTTTTTGTTTTGCAGGGTCTTGGATGCTGTTGACAATGCTTGCAGCTTCAAACAATCGGCTGTCTGAATTTTTGTTCCAATTCTGTTGGAAAGCAGCCATGTTGTTATCGCCATACTTGCGGTAAAAGTTTTGTGCCGCAGTCGCTTGCATATCAGTACCCGTCAATTGGGCATCATTGCGGCGAACAATGTTACGCAACACACTTGGGGGGTAAGTTTCATCACCAGAAGCCAAAGCCGCCAAATGCTTGCCAGCATCAGTTTTTAACTGGTTGTCATTCATTGCCGACAACTGCTGATTAGCAATGTCTTTAGACAATTGTGTGTATTTCTGACCCAACTCAGTACCAGCGACCTTGCCATATTTACGAGCAATATCAGCAGTCCAACCTGTTGACCAATTGCCCAACTGTTTTTCAATTTCATCAACGGCTTGCAACGTTTCTTGATTGTTGCGCTTGGCAGTAACCAAATTAGATTGCGCCCCTAACAAACCTTGACGATATGTAGTGCCTTTAGCCGTGTCATCAGCTTCTGTTGGATTAGGGATATAAGGCTGCCCAGCAGAGCGAACTGGATGCGGTAATGGTGTAGGTGCGTTATGGTCAAACGCTGCGCCCATTTGAGCGCCTTGCACACCTTGAGGTTGTTGAGGTTGTTGGAAACCTTGAGCAACACCAACGGTAGCCGTAGGTGCTTGACCTGGCATATTCTGCGTAGTAACAGTTTGACCTGAAGGCGTTACTTGAATTTTAGGAGCAGTAATTTCTTGTGCGCCTGTTGGAGTCAACATACCAACACCAATCTTGCCCGCAATTTGAGGCAACATTGCTGGATTCTTAACTAAATCAATTGAATTTTTGTAAGTTTCAGCAAGGCGCTTAACGTGTTTTGAGTCGTATTGCTCTGCAATATCGTCAAGTGACTTTTTGTATTCTTCTGGGTCGGTAACTTTATTGTTAGCTTTTTCTAAAAATGTTGCACCAAAGATGCCACGTTCTTGAGTGGTCAATTGGTTTTTTGCAGAAGCAGCTTCAGTTTGAGACTTAGCCAACTTGGTCAAATCTTCAATGTATTTTGTTCCCGTCATGGGTGCAAGGCCAGGAATAGCTTTGTTAATCTTTTCTTGATCTACTTCGCCGTTAGTCTGAAAATTGTCAGGATTAGCCATAAACGCTTGCATCGCCAAACGCTCTTTGTTGGCTTGTTGCAATTGAGACAGTTCAATACCGCCTTTTTGTGCGCCTTGTTGTGCTGATTGCAATTTTGCTTGAGCCTCTTGTAATTGCAAAGGCTGTAATTGCTGCGCTTGTTGGTAATTTTGAATTCCAGAAGCGGTGTTAACCATGTCAGCCAACGATGTACGTTGCTGAGGCTGTGCGTAATTTGTAAAGAAATCAGCCATCTTTAATCCTTATTTACCCGTTTGACCCAACAAAGTAGCCAGCGTAGCGGTATTAGCAAGGTTGCTAATTGTGTTAGATGTGTTTTGCGCCTGACCCACCGTAGCACCAGCATTAGCAGCAGCAATACCAGTAGCCAAGTTGGTTGCTTGATTGCCGTATTGTGAGCCAGCAGTAACCGCTTGTTGGTTGGCAGAAGTACCTAAACCAGCAATACCTGCCAAGCTGTTATAGATGTTATTGCGCTGTGTCTGGTAATTGTTAAACGCATTTTGGTAAGCGTTTTGTGCATAGTTTTGCGTGTATTGTTGCAAACCTTGCAAAGTATTACCAGACAATGCACCGCCGCCAACATTAGCCGCACGTTGGTTAGCCATTTGGCCTTGCTGCAACATGAAGTCATAGTTAGGCGCTAACTGAGCATTAAGGTCTTGATTGTTAAACTGATTTTGGAAGTAATTTAGATTGTTTTGCAATCCCGTCAAACCAGCTTGACCTGCTTGCTGATAAGGCGCTAACTGACCTTGCAGACCTGTATATATTCCACTCAAAACGCCTTGTGCTTGATTAGCAGCGGCTTGTTGTTGAGCTTGAGCTGAACTAATTGCTTGGTTGTTAATAACGCCAGAAGCAAGGCCAGCAGCCCCGCTACCCAAAGCAGCTACTTGCCCTGCTGTCAAACCCGTTCCAAGGACACCGCCGCCAGTACCACCAAGAGCAGAACTTAGACCAGATAACAAGCCACCACCAGCAGCAGCGCCACCAGCAGCAGCACCAGAAAGTGCGCTTTGAACACCGCCAGCACCCAAACCAGCCCCTGCCGCACCAACAGTACCAGCAGTTCCGGCATTTACTAAACTACCTGTACCGCCCAAAGTAGCTAAACCAGAAGATGCTACACCAGTAGCGCCTACTGTGCCTAAACCAGCAGCGCCCAATCCGGCAGCACCAGCAGCGCCCAATCCGGCAGCAGTTAATCCAGCGTTATTGATAAATGAATTAGCAGCACCTAAATCAGCGCCAGTTGCCGCTGTAATACCTTGAGCGCCGCCCATACCAGCAAGACCTGGAGAAGTTGCTGCCGAACTAAGTCCTTGAGCACCACCCATGTCAGCCAAACTTGTACCAGCTTGGTCAGCATAAGCCGCTGTCCCAAAATTAGAAGGAGCAACAATTCCTTGTGCTGGATTAGCCGCCGCAGCACCAGTAGCTTCAAGACCAGTTAGTCCAGTAGTTGTATCAATTCCAGCATTTGCCAAAGCTGCATTGGTTGCGGCTTGACCAGCAGCATATTGACCTTCTGTTATAGGTGCTGTGGCATTAAGTGAAGCAAGATCAGTTAAAGTTGTAGTGCCAGCACCAGTAGCACCAATAGCACTTGTGTCAATTCCAGCGTTAGCTAAAGCAGCATCTGTTGCCGCTTGTCCAGCAGCGTAATCAGCGGCAGATATTGGTGCTATGGCTGCATTGTTGGCAGCAGAACTAATTTGTGCGCCATTTACATCATATATATTGCCAAGTGAATCAGTAAATGTTCCATCAGGCAATGCAGTTAAACCAGCCGTAGGTGATGCAGTAGAAGCAGTCTGGGCAGTTTGAGCCAAATCACTTAAATTAGTACCTTGGACAATAGATTGATCTGTTACTGGCGTAGCTTGAGCAATACTATTTAATGAAGTCCCTTGTGTTGCCGCTGTTGTATCAGCCGGAGTAGCGGCGGCAATATCAGACAAACTTGTAGGAGCAGATGTGATTAAACTTCCATCAGAAGCATAAACAGCGCCATTGGAAGCGTAAATAGTTCCTGTGCTAGGATCAACAAACGAACCAACACCATAATTTTGAACAACACTTGCTTGACTAGGTATATTGGCAGAAGCAATATCGCCAAAAGATGATGCAGCAGGGGCAGCAGTTGCGGCAGCGGCACTTGTATCAAATCCTGCATTAGCAAGAGCAGCGTCAGTAGCAGCTTGACCAGCCGCATAGTCTCCAGCAGAAACCAACCCTGCGTCAGTAGCTCCAGAAGCTAAAGCATCAGCGGCAGCAGCAGAAGCGGCATCAGAACCTAAAAAACCAGCAGCCGCAGAATCAGCTAACGTTCCACCAGCAACGTCAGCTAAAGCGCCACCAGCCACGTCAGCGACAGCGGATTCACCAATACCGCTAACAACAGCGTCAATAACAGCAGAAATGCCCATAAGTTACCCCAAAACTATTGAATAAGTCTTTTCAAAATAATGACCACCCAATCTCTCAACCAAATGCCCGTAATCAAGAAAAGGCTTCATGTGGAACAAGATTCTTTGTGGTGACCGTTTTTTAATTTCTTCAGTCGTCCACTTTAAAAACCTATATCCAAGCAAACCCTTTCTGTAATCAGGGTGAATATAGAGAATGTCTGAGCTAGCCGTGACGCTTTTTTTATAGTGCAAGTGGTTTACCACCATCCAAACACTATAACCAACCAGTTTTCCATCATCCCTCGCTGTATGAACTTCCAAAATCTTGGCGTTTTCAAGCGTTTTATAACGGTCTAAATCTGGGTCAAGCTCTATAACATCAGTTCGTTCTGCAATTTCATCGTAATGCTCTTTAAAAAGGGCCAATGCTTCGTAAACAAAAGGAAACATCGACTCTTTTTGAAAAGTTATCATGGGTTGTAATATGGTACTTTGTAAGACTGACCGTTTACCGTTACATTCATAAAGCCAGCAGGTGCACTAGGTAAGGTTGCAGAGCCAGCAGTTGCCGATGATGCACTACTGAAGTTTAACAAATTAAGGAAGAATTGTTGCCAACTTCTTGTCGGTCTTTGCGTAGTTCCATCCAAAAAAACCGACTGTGGGTAAGGATTCTGCTGCTGAGAAGAATATAAGCCGTTAGCCATTAGTTTTCCCCTACCGATGCTTTTAAGTTAGCAGATACAACCACGCTGTTAACAGGGTCAGTAAACGCAACTTCAAAGACCCTATCCCGTGACCATCCCAAACGCCGCCAAATAGCACGATTTTTGTAACGACCAATTTTACCAATCGTTACCCAATACTCCCTTGACCATGTAGAGCCGCCATCATTAGACCAACGTAACATCGCTTGAGGGTCGTTACCTTGACCTGTTGGCAAGCCCGTTCCAGGTTGAAACTGAATCTGCAATTCATCAAAGTATTGACGTTGCAAATCAGTTGTCAAATGCGGAGTTCTACGCAATCTGCGTATAGTTTGACCGTCATCTGTGAAATTTGTCGAATCCAGTTCGTAAATCTTACCGTTGGAATAGTCGCCAACAAGCACCATGCCCTGAAAAAGTGCAGAGCAATTTGCACGATGCCGTGTGTATTCGTTGCCATCCCAATATAGCCATTTGTGCCACATTTGAGTTGTTGAATCATAGGCCCATGTCAAACCATAGTCGCCAATGCTAGGGAAAGTCACGACATAAACTTCGTGGCCCTCTAGCTGGTAAGTAAACGCAATCGCATCAGTAATTGTTTGATTGATAAGCGTATTCTCAACAGCATGAGTAGATATGCGAGTTGGGATATACCCATTCATTTGCATGATCTGTGCTTGCCCACGGTTGTTGCGAGACACATAAGCAAACGAATTTCCTAAACGATATAACGACTGAGGCGCTGCAATACCGTGTTGAGTAGAAGTGCCTGGAATACGCTGGAAAGGAAAAGGAATAGCACCTACGTCTGTCCACACTTCCGAGGACACTTCACCCATCAAATAAACTTCGCGATGGTCAGCAATCAAAGCAACTAGCTTATCTGGTGCAGCGTCTTTAAAAGCGTAAGAAGTTGAGCTAGAAATAGGCGACAACAGATCAGATGCGCCCCATTGCTGTGTTCCAGGATTGTTGTAAACAAAATAGTTATCAACAATATCCACAGAAGAACCGCCAGTAAAAGCACCATCTGTGCTAGGCAATATGCTGAAATTTAAAGCATAGTCTGTGATACCAGCCGATGTAGAAGAATACATCTGCTCAGACGATACTGTCATGGAATTATTTAAACCATAACTTGCGGCATTTATTGTTATTCCAGCAGTTGAATAAGTCGTATTGTTTATTCGCCAAGTGCTGCCGCTGCCACTTCCGCTAATGTTAGCGGTAATAATCATACCAGAAGGAAAATTTGGGTCACTACTGTTAAACAAAGCCTGTCCAACAGAAATTGAACCAAAATTCAAAGTGCCAACAGTTAAAACACCTGCGCTAATACTGCAACTTGCCATCAAAGCTGTGTTAGCTGAAGTAATTTGTGTTCCAGGAGTTACACCAGCGCCATAAACGTATTGGTTTACTGCAAGAGTGCCGCTGTTAATTACAGTTGGCGTTAGCAAAGTTCCAGAAATTTGCCCAATAAAAGACACGCTAAAGGCAGGTGCATTTTGTGATGTGCTTACGGTGTAAGTGCCAACACCGCCAGACCCGCTACCAAATGCAGTAACAATCGTATTTGCAGTAACGCCAGTTCCTTGAATCGTTTGACCAAGGTGTATTGTTCCACTTGTTACCGATTGAACAAAAAGTGTCGTTCCAAAGATTGCCCCTGTAATAACAGCGCCAACCGTTGAAGAAGTCATCAATTCCGCTGCAACAGTTTGAGAGGTGTTTATGGTGTATGTACCAGTTCCACCAGTTCCTGTGCCTAATGCAGTAATGACTGTTTCAGACGCAATCCCAATTCCTGTTAAGGCTTGATTGATTGCAATTGTTCCAGTATTAACACTTGTAACGGTTAAAGTTGTACCGCTAATTGAGCCTGTAAAGATAGCACCAGAAGGGCTAGAAATGTACCAAACATAACGATTAGCACCATCAACAATGTAAACGTTAACGCCGTTATCGCTGATCTGAACTTGACCTGTTGAAGTGCTCAAAATGCCAATAACAGAAGGCACTAAATTGGCTGTTAGCGAATAAACATAAGCGCCGCAAACAACAATCAGTTGCTGCCCACCAGAAATAGTGTGCATCCCACGAACAGCAGCAGCGTTAAGATTTGCTAATGTTGTTAATCCTGGTGTCGGATAAAGAGCAACAACCCCACGGTTTCCCGCCTGTTTAAGCGGGTCAATCTCAGGTCGCCAGTTGATACATTCTTGCGACTCTTGATAAATAGATGGGGCTTCGTAACTTGGCCCAACAAAGCCAAAGTCACTCATCTAAAGAACCCTCCAGACAGAATCCAGCCAGCATCCTTTTGGCGGCCAACCAGCAAAGCATCAGCATATCGAGCAACTTGAGGCGGTTTCATGTTGGTGCGCTTAACAGTCGCTTTAGCTTCTTGTGCGTTTTTCTGAATCATCGAAATCTGCACAGGCGAGGCTTTGCCGTACATAGGCATTAAGAAATAAGCCAAGTTCCAGCGCAAAGCGTTTGTGTAGCCTTGCGGTAGCTGAATGGTGTCGTTAACGCTTGAGTAACGGCTAAAAATGTTGTCGGTAAACAAGTGCATTTCACCCTGAGAAGGGTTAGGCCACACAAAAATGTTACCCAATAGCTCTGTTGGCTGATAGTAAAGCGCCTTGGGCCAAGGGCCATTTAGCGTTTTCAGACCGATCATTTCGTATTCTTCCAGCGACAACACAGCTACTGGATAGTCCAAGCCGCCGTTTTGAACAGGGATGCCGTTGCTGTTTGTATTGATACGCACAAAGCAGCTAGAAATGCTCAAAGGCCGCTGATAGTAAGCAGTAATCGGGAAAGGCGTAACAGTCCCCGTCATTGATGTGCTGCTAACCGTTTGTGATGCCGATACCGTATAAATACCAACACCGCCAGAACCAGTTAAAACCGCAGTAATTTTCGTGCCAGAAGTAACACCTGTTCCGCTAACCACACAACCGACACCCAAATAACCAGCAGAGACAGCACTAACAGTAAGGGTAGTGCCGCTAATAGACCCAGTAAACGCAGGATTAGGCGTTGTAACATAGTTGTTAAGGGTGTACGTCCCAGCTTCGTTAATGTTTCCGCCAGCGCCTGTATTAAAGGCCACAATCTGCGTTCCTTGAGACAGGTTCATGTTCACGCCGTATGTCGTGGTCAGATACTGCCCATTAGAAATAGCACCAGAAGTAATGATCGGTGCGTTAGCTGTGATTGATTCGTTGTTGATAAACAGCGACTGAGAAATCGTGTAAGTGCCTACACCGCCGTTACCTGTACCGAACGACAAAATAGATGTGCCGCTAGGAATTGAAGCGCCAGTAATGATGCTGCCAACCTGCAAAGCACCGCTTGACACAGACGTAATGGTCAGCGTTGAGCTATTGATTGAGCCTGTACCAGCAAAGTTGTTGACGTTGGTATTAGCAACAGTCAATGTGTTGCCGCTTATGTAGCCCGTGAAACCAGCGCCAATTTCACCAGTTGGGCCAATTGTGTATTGTGTCTGCCCTGGAACAATCGGGAAGATGATTTCATTCTTGTAATACACCATCATTGACTCATTCGACCATTGATCGATCATGTCATTGAGAAGGTCAAACGCATCTTGCGCCGCTTCTGGTGTAGGCGTTTCACCAGCTTCCAAAGCGCCAATGTCTTTCAGCGATCTAGAAATGATGTCAATTGGCATTACCATTGTTTAAGCTCCAGGGTAAACACGGGGGGCTTCCACGGAGGCACAACAGATTTCGACTTTTCTAGAAGCGCCAATTGTTCCTCTAACCGTGATTCTATTACATTTTTTCCAAACTTAGTAGCACCATCTTTTATCCATTGAATCACTAAATCCTCAGTAACTTCAGCATAAGGCGTTTGCACGTTAAACTTGTCAAATTGCCAGTTGCCTTCTGTCTCTATAACAACATCATCCTCAGTAGCCCTCACATGGTATTTGGCGTGAGTAATAACGTCTTTTTCGACAAAAAGCTCTAAAATTTTCCAAGTAATTATCATGATTCTTATGGCTCAGTAGGCCATGTGATTGTCCAAGGAAAGCCAGCTTCTTTAGGCAAATCACGCAAGGCTTGACGGTATGTTGCCCATGCCGCTTTATCTACTGGTGCATCGGCAATCTGTGTCCAATCAGAATTTTTTAGTAAATTATCCCTAGTGAATCTAACTTTTTCAGCAACTTCACTAACATCGGGAACAAATGGCCCAAATGATTGTCCATCCCAAGTGCCGTTTATTCTGGTAGTCTCATCAGCAAGAACCCAATTCTCAAAATCTTGTGAATCGGATAAAACAATGTTGACAACTTTACCGTTTTCAATGACTGCGTATTTCATTACCACCACCAAATTCTTACTTCGCCACGCCCACCAACACCGCCTGTTCCACCAGCAGATGATCCATAACCACCGCCGCCGCCGCCGCCGCCAGGTATGCCGCCATTACCGCCATTAGTTCCAGTACCAGAAGCATTGCCATAACCACCGCCGCCACCAGAACCAGCGCCAAAGATTGAGCCATTTTGACCATTGCCGCCGTTATTTCCGGAAGTTCCCCCAGTGCCGCCGCCAGTTCCCGCATAGTTTTGTATTCCACCAGTGCCACCAGCGCCACCAGTACCACCAGCAACATTACCACCAGAGCCGCCACCGCCACTGCCAAACATAGAACCACCGCCATATTTACCAGCACCAGAAGTAGCCACACCACCGCCACTAGCGCCGCCCCATTCAGCATTTGACCCTGGAACGCCTACAGCTCCAACGCCAGCACCAGAAGTTCCAAGGGAATTTCCAGATGTAGTTTGACCTACAGCACCAACATAAATAGGATTTCCACCGGATATAGGAACTGTAGTATTTGAACCAGCTCCACTAGATGCAGAACCACCACCAGCACCGCCGCCAGCACTTAACGTATTATTTACTTGATCGCCGCCACCGCCGCCGTAAGCAGTAATAAGATATTCATTATTTTTTATAATGGCTACAGAAGAAGAACCGCCAGGTGCAGCGCCAACAGTTACATATAAGGAACTGCCAATAGTAATTGCATTTAAACCAGTATACAAATCATTAGTTGCGCTTACTGGAACGACACGAACGTTTCTTGCCCCGCCTCCGCCACCGCAACCCGCTGCAGTAATTCCCCCTGAACCACCGTTACCACCAGCGCCAATAACGTCAAACATTAAATAATTTGCGCCAATTGGAATCTGAAAGTATCCAGATTGTGTAAATACCGTCACCTTTGCAGATGAAGGAGGGGGAGTAAAGCTAATTGGAAACATATTTAATATTGTCCACCATATGCCAACACGTTTACATCAGTTGAAACTGTTTGAGAAATAAACAATTGATAAGTAGGCGGGATTACTAAAGTTGTATAAGATTTTTGCGCTGAAAACTCATAAACCGTATTAGAAAAAGTCACCGCAGTAATTAAAATTTCGTCAATTACATAGGATGTAGTCCCATTATATAACCATAAAGTTATTTTTGAAGCAACAGTAGAACCTTTACCTAAAACACTAATTGTATCAATCCGTGTACCATTAGTACTGGTTGCAGTAAGCTGTGTTAAACCTGTTGTACCAGTAATATTGGCATAACTTGTAACTGCAGTTGCGCTTGTTAGTGTGGCAATACCAACGATAGGAGTTACCGGAAAAATTGGGCTAGTATTAGCGGCCATTTAAAATCCTCCAAGATTATTGTTTGTGTATAAAGTAGACCCGACAGGATTTCCTGTAGATGCTCCTGCTGACCACGTTGCTGTTGTGCCGTTGCTAGTTAATACATATCCGCTAGTGCCAATACCCAACCGTGTAGCGCTATTTGTACCGTTACCGATAATTAAATCACCAGTAGTAGTGATAGGCGATAGCGCATTAAATGCAGCAGATGCGGTTGTTTGACCTGTGCCGCCGTTAGCGATAGCTACTGTGCCTGTTACGTTGGCAGCATTGCCAGATATGTTGCCGCTAATTTGAGAGCCTGGGAGACTTAAAGCACTCAAAGTTGTCAATGTGGAATTTGACGTTGCTGTGATGTTTGCAGCAGTTCCAGTAGTATTTTGGTTCAATGTTGGAACGTCAGCCGCTTGAATAGCTGAC